TTAGCGCAGGCTGGCAGGCGAAGCGGTGGGCGCTGCCACAGGCCGGACAATATAGCGTGCCAGCGATTCATGGGTGACAAACGTACAACCACACTCAACGTTCTGGCACTGGTGATAACGCTCTTTGGTTTCGGTACTGAGGTAGCGGCTTGAGCGCGCATGCGCGGCCTGCTGGCATACCGGACAATGCATCATAATGGGGTCTCCTTCGTGTTTATGCTAGCTATGATAGCCTCCAATCTTGCAAATACAAATTAAATAATGCATTTGTGATTTTTATTTTGCTTCATACTCAACATCATTGATGCGAACCTCCAGCTCCACGCTGCTGACAAAACCCTGCGTGTTCATGGTATGGGTCACTTTTTTGACGACCCACATCCTGGCGTTAATCACATTTTTGAACCCAGTCACTATCACCGGCGTTTCGGGACGCAGGTCTGCTCTGCCCTGCGCAAGGGTAATTGAAAATTTCGCCGCGTTGCGCTGGATCTCGCTCCATTGGGCTTCAGCTGCCAGCTTCGCCTCCTCTTTATTCGCGAACGTCGTGGATAGAATCAGAACGTTTTCTTTTGAGCCTGCTGTGTAGTCTGTCGGCTCGCTTTTCCCATTTGAGGCTGCCTGGCTACTGACCGCCTGCGGATGGGAAATCGGCGTGACCTTCTGTTGCGATGATGTTCTCTGTAGCTGAATGGTGTTCTGGTTTTTTGGCATGGCGGTATCTTGCCAATGCGCCGTGACGCCAGAGTAGTTGATGCGATCGGCAACCGAGAAATCATGGCTGTCGCCATCGCTACGGGCTATCGTGGCGGAGGGCATTGTTTCGCCGCCTACTACGCACATGCCCGGGACGATGAAAAACAGTTTGCCCGATTTGACGGCGATCTCTGCACCGTTACGCCGCGCCAGGCGCGTCAGAAAGTTTGCGTCGGACTCATTCGACTGATCGATATGCGCAATCTTAATCTGCGCCAGCGAGGGTGGCAGACTGGTGTCCAGCTTATTACGTTTAGCAATCTCCTCAACGATGGCGCCGAGCGTCGTATCATGCCAGGAGCTATCCTGGGGGCTGTTCAGGCTGCCACGAAAATCTGCGCTTTTAGCGGTGACGCTAACCTGATCCGGTGTGCCTTTGTGGCTGACCTGGTCGACAATAAAGGAGCCCATTTCAGTCAGCGCAGCACCCTGCCAGCCGATGGCCAGCGTGATGACATTGCTCCGCTCTGGCATCTCGATTTGCCCGTCAGCATCATCAAGTGTCAGCGTAAGCGTATCCGCTTCGAACCCCCGGTTATCCGTCACCGTCAGGGCAATCAACCGGGACTGAATATTGCCCGTAATATCCTTCTTCCCGAGCTTTAATGAAAATGCCGGCGTTTTTACCCGTGCTAAGCCGTTTGTGAATGCATTAAGCATCAGAACCTCTCCAGCATGTTGGTCGCCAGCTGTTTACCCTGGTCATAAATATCGCCAAACATCGCTTTCAGCGACTCATCGACGCGGGTCAGCTTCAAGGTGAAGTTGATTTTGCGCGGCGATCCGTCCGGGTAAAAAAGGGTGCCGGTTTCGCTGACGCTATTAATCACAAACATCCCGTAAATCATGCCCGTACCATCAATCAGCGGCCAGGCTTTGCCCTGTTCCGCCATCAGACGTACCGCCGAAAGTGACAGCGTGCCGCCGGTAATCTCCGGGAAGAGTTCGCCACTGATAGTGATGGTGTCGTTTTCCGGCCCGGTGTACTGAAAGGCGTTGCGTTTACCCATGCGCGCGTTGCTGGGCCATCTGAAGGTGCTATCGCGTTGCATGGTTTGATAGGGCAGCGTCTGCCGCATAAATACAAAAAGCCCAAGTGCCAGCATCATGAGGCAAATCCTCCTGCCGCGCTGAATTGTGAAAGGGAGTTAGTGCGTTTCTCCTGCTCGTGCTGTGCCAGCAGATCTCTTAACTGGCGCGTGCCATCGCCGCCGGACGACATATCACCCTGCAGAGTGATGTTGTATTCGCTCTTGCTTTGATCGACATAGGATCCGCCGGTCGCAGGGCGCGCCGCCTGATAGTTCTCTAAGCGTGGAGGTTGCACCATGCCAAACGCTGCACCGCCAGTGGTCGGTTGGGTTTGCTTATCCGGGCTGGCATCAACGGATTGTTTGTTAATAACGCCGAGCTTATTCAGTAACCATTCCACCCCCTCGTTCAGCAACTTTAGCGATTTAAGGGGCCACGTCAGTGCCATAACCAGTACCTGGCCGAATATTTTTCCAGCGTTACCGCAGTTCTCCAGAGTTTGCTGGCTGGATTTGACGGGGGTGAGCAGATCGCCGAACCACCCGGCAATATTACTGATTGCTTTACCTATGCCGTCGAAAAGCGGCTGGAACGGCGCAAACAACTCGGCAATCGGGGCAAACGCCGTTTTGATACCTTCAATAACGCCGCCAAAGAAGGCGCTAATCGGCTCCCAGTATTTGTAAATCGCAAACACAACGGCGGCGACAACCGCGATAATCGGCAGGGTGAGTGAGCCAAATAGTGCCGCTATCCCGCCGAAAATAGTGGTAAATACGCTGCCGAGCGTCGTCGCGATGGTAATTAGCGTACTGATGCCGGTGAACACTGGCGCGATAACGCCCGCTACGGTGCCGACAGCGCCTGCAATGCCCACCACGACCGTAGCAATAAGCCCAAAGCTCTGCACCAGCCCCTGGTTGTTTTGCACCCACTCCTGCAGCTTCCCGACATAGCGGGTCGCAGTCTGCACCAGCGAGCGCAGGGATGACTCCTGGGTACTGAAAATATCAACGCTCAGGGACTGATAAGCCGCCTGCAGCGCCTCAAGATCGGTACCCAGGTTGCCGACACTGCTCTGCATCGCCGCGGCGGGGCCGGCAGCGCTATTCTGCAATGCTGCGACCGCCGTTCCCGGAGCACCGGTACTGTTTTGCAGGGTAGCAACGGCTGTTCCCGAGCCGTTTTGCAGCGTAGCGACCGCTGTTCCGGAGGCGGGGGTACTGTTCTGTGCACCGGGCTCTGCGTTATCGGACGCCGCAGCCGGCGCAAGCGGGCTGTTTTTCAGCGAGGCTTCATAGCCCGGCTGCATAATTTTTTTGCCGAGTTCAAAGCCGGTGGCGGCAATCGACTTGCCTCTCTCGCCAATGGCGGAGACCTTTTCGCCTGCGCCCAGAATGCGCTGCTGCACGGCCTGGATTTTTGCCGCACGTAGCTGGCGCTTCTGGTGCTGCTCCTGTTTGAGCGCCTGGCGCTGGGTGATCAACTGTGCCGACTCATCGCTGATACGGCTATTGAGCTGGAGTCGCGCGGATAACGGCGTTCTCGCCTCAATACCGGCTGTCTTCAGGGAGGTCTTATTAGCTTTGATCGTTCTGCGCAGGGTAAGACGTTCCTTCTTAAGCGCTTTCTCCGACTTAGGTTTTCCGCTCCAGGGATCGACAATCGCTGGCGCTGCTGTGCCGTTGGCGGCATTTTGCCTGTTCTGTTTGATGTCGCTCAGCTGCGCATTGACGGAGGCAAGGGCTTTTTCCGCGCGCATGATGTCGTCGACCTGCGCAAGCTGGGTGTACAAGCCGCGCAGGTTTTTCTCCGTTCCTTTCACGCTGTCAGACAGAGAGAGACTCTCTGTCTGCAACGATTGAAACGGGCGCGTCGCCTGATCAACAGCCGTGAGCAATTCCTCTAATTTTGCGCTGTTACTCATATCTGTTTCCGCTTCGCTGTAGCGCTTTCTCGCGCCAGGTGATGAGTTCTGTCAGGCTCAGGGGGTAGAGTTCTGACGGCGGCCAGTGAAAGATCACCGCGATATCCGCCATCAGATCGTCAACCGACAGAGAGGCCGGAAAAGTTACTGTGCCGAAGCCGGTGACAAAAAACCGACCACCTTGCCCGCCAGCGCGACCATATCGACCAGGTCGAGGGCGCCCACTTCCTGCTCCGTCAGCGACGGGGAGGTGATGCGCGGCAGCACTTTGATCAGCGCATCGACATCGGCATTCGCCACCGACGCCAGGCTCAATCCGCGCAGCGTACCGGCGTTGGGTTTCATCAGCGTCACGCTGTTAATCAGCTGCTCACCGCGCTTAATCGGCGTTTCCAGGGTAATCACGTTGTCAGTTTCGTTGCTCATGGCATCCTCACTCTCTTCTTCGCGGGAAAAGGTACCCGGCCAGCAGGCTGACCGGGCGGTTATTACAGGCCGATGTTACGGCGGTGCTGCTCAAGGCGATCGACGCCGTTCACTTTCTCCACCATATTGACGGTGTCGATTTCCACCAGCTCCTTGCCATCCATCGTCAGCTTGAAGTAGCTGCAGACCACGGAGATTTTGGACTCGGTATCTTCGCCCGGTTTGTTCTCGCCGGTGTCGATCTCTTTCTGACGACCACGCATTACCACTTCAACAGCAACCGTCTCGCCGGTGTCGTCGCGCTGGTAGGAGCCGGCAAAGCGAATCGGAACCGCATCCGCGGTGGTGGCACCATAGAGTTCCCAGATGGCAGCATCCGGGAAGCCGCCCAGCGACCACTCCATCGACAGGGCTTCGTCATCGAGACCCATATCAATCGGTGCCACGCCGTTCATGCCTGCGCCACGGTAGTTCTCCAGCTTGCGGGTCAGCTTCGGCAGCGTGATGGATTTGGCGATCCCCTGATAGCTAAAGCCATTGAGGAACACGTTCATATATTTAAGTTTTCGCGGCATTGCCATCTATCTGTTCCTTACTTGCTGTTAACTGAGGAGACCAGGTTCGCCAGATACTTATCCGTGATGCGCTGGCGCAGGGTCAGGTTTTCCAGAGGCGGCACCGGCGTATAGTCGTAATCGATATAGAGCTTGCCCGCCTTCAGCGATGCGGCGTCGTTAGCCTCTTCATCGAACCAGCAGGTGGCATCGATGATGTAGCCATTGCTTTTCAGTTCGCGGAATTTGGCATTGATGCCGTCGATGATGTCGCGAATCAGCGATGCGGTGATCGGTTTGTCCACTGCCCACATATGCGCATCAGCCATGGTGTCGGCAATCACCTGCGCGGTACGGGTGTAGTTTTCAAACAGGAACAGCGGATCGTCGGAGCAGGTGCGGTTGCCCCAGAAACGGAAGCCATCTTTACGAATCAGCGTGGTAACGCCCGCTTCGTTCAGCAGATCGGCATCGGTGCCCGACTCCTGCAGATCCCAGAACACCGGGGTGCTGATGCCGGTAACGCCATTGACGCCGACATTGGAGAGGGTTTTATGCCAGCCGGCGGACTGGTCGATCGCCGCACGCATGCCCAGCGCGCGAGCCGTTGAGTAAGCGACAGAAGAGCTGTTGCTGGCGGTATCCCAGGCGAGGAAATCCGGCCAAATGACCATCAGTTCGCGCTGGCTGAAGTTCTCGCGATACTTGATCGCTTCAGAAATGGTTTTACAGCCCCAGGCGCTGACATAACCGAAGGCGCGCAGCTTCTGGCAGATCGGTGCCAGCGCGGTAGCGACTTCGAGGCTATCGAGACCTGGTACGCCAAGAATGCGCGGTTTCACGCCGGTCACCGCTTCGGCGGTCAGCAGCGCTTTCAGGCCGGTATATTTACCGTTTTCGTCGGTGGTACCGATGATGTTGGAGAGGGTCTGCGCCTGCGCATCCTCACCGCTGCCTTCGGCAACGCGAACAACAATAATCACCGGTTTCGCCTGGTCGGCAATCGCCTGCAGAGAAGCCGCCAGCGTGCCTTGTTTGCCCGCTTTGGCAATCGCGCTCTGCACGTTAGTGATCAGAACTGGTTCATTGAGGGGGAACATCCCCGCGTCTGCATCGCTGGCGGTACAAACCATGCCGACAATGGCCGTTGAGACTGTGGAAATGACGCGCGTGCCATCGTTGATTTCGACGACCTGAACGCCATGATGATAATCACTCATCCGTTTAACTCCGTGGTGTTGGGGTGAGTGCTATTTTCGAGTCTGGCGTCGCGGCGCGCTATTTGTCCGGGTTGGAGAGAGGCTGATACAACAGCGGAAATTAAAAAAACGGGCCGCAGCCCGTTTGATTTATGCTGGCTTTGCCGGCCAGTCGATATTTTTGTAATGATCCTCAGTCGTCACATCACTAACATCAAGCGCTTTCAGTTTATTGGTATACTCCAGCCAGCTTATAAGCTTCGCCTTATTCTCTTCACTGAGGGTGCCGAGCTGCAGTTCCGCTTTCCAGTCACTAACAATGTTGTTAACGTCCAGAATCCGATTCTTAAGGTCTGACTTCGCTTTTCCCTGCCAGTTAATAACCGGCTCTTTCAGTACGGGGAAGCCGTTATTGTCTGCGGCGATCACTTTTCCGAACGATTGCGCCAGGATAATAGGCTGATACTCCTCCTCCGGAATTTCAACCAGGTCGTCAGGCCATGTGCCGGCGCGTTGATACGCCTCTTTTAATTCTTGCGAATAGAAAGCATTATTTTTGGCACTGTAAAAATAGATCATATTAATATCCTACCGCCCAGTAAGTAATCAGGCCCGTACGGGCATCAGAGGTTCCGTCATTTGACTGGAAGACCAGGTTAGCAGAAGCATTACTCATCGCCTGTCCCCATACAGAGAGCATTCCCAATGTGTTCGACGTTGTCGTGCTTCGTTTCAGCGTTGGCAAAAAAGCCACGCATGCAGAAGGAAATGCAATCGGGAACGTGATGGTTTTCAGCGTGTCGTCATAGACAGCATCAGTGGTTCCCCATTGATAAATCAATCCTGTGCTGGCGTCTTTAAACCAGCCATTGACCGCTTTCGAGGCTGCATTTTTTAACGGATAGCGCGAATCAAAGTTCGCATAGTCTGAAGGAATAACCATGCCTGAAATATTGGTCTGACTTCCACCTAAATTGAGCTGTTGGCCTGTTTTCGGTGACAGGAATACTGCGCCACTTTCAGAAAGGAATAGTCTGTTTTCACCTTTATAGTTGTAGAGGGCTACGTCGTTGGAATCATTGCTGCCCTTGCCGACATACCATTGGTTCACATTTGACGCGTCCCGTGAAATAACGTAACTGGCTGCCTCGTTGACGGTTCCCTTTATTGCAACAGCTTCACCATCAGCGTTAATAGCTAATCTTCCTGACATCACATCGCCGGCCTTTGACACAGCTCCCACCTCTGCTGCCGTGAGGCTGTTTTTAATTGCCAGACTTCCAAGACCCAGGTACGCACGAATATCTGTTACGGCTCCCTTTGCAATCAGTTCTCGCCCGACCGCAGTGAGGTCAGTCAGCGTGACGGTATCAACACCGGAGAAATAGGGAAGTTTGTTAGCGCTGGTTGCGAGAGCGGCAATTGCGGTTAAAGCCGCATCGAGAGGTTGCTTGCCGGCCAGTTCGCTATTTATTGTGGCGCTGAAATTGGGATCGTTATTAATAGCCGCAGCGATCTCTTTGAGAGTATCCAGTGTGGCAGGAGCACCATTAACCAGCGCAGTAATAGCTGTCTGAACAAACGCTGTGGTAGCGATCTGCGTAGTGCTGTTACCTGCTGTCGGAGTAGGTGCCTTCGGCGCACCGCTGAATGTCGGGCTGGCAAGGGGGGCATACTGCTTGTGTGGGTTTGCCGCATCAATATGCTCTTTCATCTGGCTATCGGTGTAGGCTTTCACCTCAATAACCTTATCGTCGACATACTTGCGCGTCGCCAGCACCACAGCCGGATCGATTTTCAGGCTTACCGCCGAGGTAGCAGAGACCACCAGCGCCATACGCAGTGTTTGCGTGCGGGCGCTGCCCTCCAGCAGAAGCGGTTTATAGGTCTCCGGGCAGTTAGCAACGGCAATCAGCGTGCCATCGGCGTCATAAAGGCCGATTTCGCGGATCCAGAAGCCACCTTCATTCTCCGGGATGACCTGTTCGGCGATAATCTGATTCGCGTCACCAGGGTCGACGAACAGCATATTCAGTGGCGCAATACGTTTCTGGTTAACCAGCTTCGTTTGTGCGGGATCGGGCGTTGGCAGGCTGCCGTTACCGTCACCGGTGGCCATATGGGTCAGCTTCAGCTGCGTGCCGAGCGCGGTGGCGTTCGCAAGCTTCGCGGTACCCTGGTTAGTCAAAATGGCAAAATATTTCATAGTCAGGCGTTCACTCTCAGGTTTGCGATTGAGTAAACGCTATTGTCGTGGGCGCTCTGGGGAAGAGGCTATCGAATGCGGTTGGCTGCCAGGCGGGACAACCCAACGGAAAAAGCCTGATGCGGCGTCGCGTTATCAGGCCTGAGGAAGTTGTAGGCCGGGTAAGCGCAGTGCCACCCGGCAAAACGGGCCGCAGCCCGTCATCTTTTATTGCGGTTGTTCAGGCCAGGCGATATCGGGCGCAGTCTTCGTATCGACCTTCTGCAGCGCCTGAATATAACGCATCCAGGCGATAAGCTGCGCTTTATCATCATCGCTGATGATGCCGAGTTGCAGTTCGGTCTGCCACAGGCTGATGGTGTTTTTCGCATTGTTGAGCAGACGGGTTTTGGTCTGCTCTGCCTGCGCGATTTGCGCGGCCTGCTGTGCGGCCTCATCAGTTACCCAGGCACTGCCGTTCCAGACGTCATAGGGGGTGGCGGGGGCAAGCGGGGTGACATCGTCCGGGTAGTCGCCCAACTGCGTCAGCGTCCTTTTCACGCCAGTGGTTTTTTCATACACGTCGCTGCCGCGGTAGTCGGGGGCATACTCCCAGCCATCCAGCGCTGTGTTACGGCGCACCGCAAAAGCCGGTTTCGCCGCTAAAGGCTCATCAAGCGCCGAGTTCGCCGGAATACCGACGCCTACAGCAATATACTCGACGGTGCTGCCGAGATATTCACGGCTTCCCCCGTCAAAGTTATAGACGGTGATAGTCCCTGCCTGGATAGCTAAGTGGTTTTCGTTAAAAATTGCGGTTGTCATTATGCGGCTCTCACGATGAAGTTAAAGGCAACGTTGCGTGGGCGGGTTTCGACACCACCCGTTTTTTCCATCAGGATATAGGTCTGAGCCCGGAGTCCTACTTGTTGTGTGGTCTCCAGACTTTCACTGTTTTCATCGGTATAAGCGATTATTCGATCTGTTCGAGTGTCATACTCGTTAATAAAACGGTGATTGTGCGCCCGGAACTCATCCGCCTGGGCGGAAAGCATAATTCGCAGGGGATCCACATTACGCCCTGCATCCCAGCCGCGAATAAACTCGCCGCGCAGATCCGGCAGTAAACCGGCCGGATACGCTTTCGCCAGACGTGGATATTTTGACTTATCGAACGTGGCGCCATTACAGACGAACCAGCCTGATGGCGGCTCTACCTGTGGCCAGGCGACCGGCACACCTACCGGCAGAATGTAGGCATCATTTGCCACCACATCACGCACATATTTGGTATTGGCAATCTGCTGACCGTAATTACTCACCAGCGTGTCCGGAACCGTCGGGATCCCCGTGAACGCTGGGCTGGCGAGCGGTGCATATTGCGGATGTGGATTGGCGGCCTTGAGATGATTACTCAGCAGGTCATCAGCATACTGGCGGGTGGCCAGCACCACCGACGGATCGATTTTCAGCGTCACCGCCGCCGTTGAGGAGACGACCACCACCATACGGATGGTCTGCGTGCGTCCGCTACCCTCCTGCAGTTGCGGTTTATAGGTTTCCGGGCAGTTCGCCACCGCAATCAGCACGCCAGCATCGTCATAGAGGCCAATTTCACGGATCCAGAAGCCACCTTCAGTTTCCGGAATCACCTGTTCAGCAACAATCTGGTTGCCATTTTTCGGGTCAATCGAGAGCCGGTTTAGCGGCGCGATACGCTTCTGGTTAATCAGTTGGGTCTGCGCAGGATCGGGTGTAGGTAGCTGGCCATTGGCATCGCCGACTGCCATCTGCGTCAGGTTGATTTGCGTGCCCAGCGCGGCGGCATTTGCAAGCTTTGCCGCCCCCAGGTTAGTCAAAATAGCGAAATATTTTGCGGTCATGCATACGCTCTCAGGTTGTTTGTTGAGAAGTGAACGATGGCGATATTTTCCGTTCAGCCGCAGGCAAACACCATTAAGGGGCGTTGGTTGTGAACTCACACAACAGGGCGGGCAAAAAAAACGGGCGATGCCCGTTGGGTTATACAGAGAGGGTTACGCTGCTCTGATGATGTAGTTAAAGGCAACGTTGCGTGGTCGGGTTTCTGCTGAGGTACGCACGGCAAGGGAGGTATCGAATATCCAGTTTGGCGCGCCATACCCTATATCGGGTGAGTTTGAGGGGGTCAACCCTAATGTCATCTCTTGCGAGCCGTCTGGCTTGAACGGACCTGATAACACGGACTCCTTGAATAGCTGAGTTCGCCCGAACATACCGGTAATATTCTGGATGGTATCCTCTTGTGGTGACATTAACGCACGCCCGCTATCCACTGCGCGCCCATCATCCCACCCGCGAATAAACTCACCGCGCAGATCCGGCAAATTGCCTGAGGGAAACAGAGCCGTCAGCTTTGGATACTGCCCTTTATTAAAGGCCGCGCCGTTGCATTTTAGCCAGCCGGCGGGCGGAGTGGCAGACGGGTAGGGCAGCGGCACGCCGACCGGGGTGAAGGAGGCGATATCGGCAATTTGCAGATACTGTGGATGGGGATTTGCCGCCTTCAGGTGTCCGGCCAGCAGATCGTCGGCGTATTTACGTGTCGCCAGCACCACCGACGGATCGATTTTCAACGTCACGGCTGCCGTTGAGGAGACCACCACCACCATGCGAATGGTCTGTGTGCGTCCGCTACCTTCCTGTAGCTGCGGTTTGTAGGTCTCCGGGCAGTTCGCCACCGCAATCAAGACCCCTGCGTCATCGAACAGACCCAGCTCGCGGATCCAGTACCCACCCTCATTCTCCGGGATAATCTGCTCCGCTACTATCTGGCTTGGGTTCTCCGGGTCGACCGACAGGGCATTGAGCGGCGCGATGCGTGTCTGATTGATAAGCCGGGTTTGCGCCGCGTCCGGTACCGGTAGCGTGCCGTTGCCATCCCCGATGGCCAGCTGCGTGAGGTTAAGCGTCGTCCCAAGCGCGGTGGCGTTCGCCAGCTTTGCCGCGCCCTGATTGGTTAAAATCGCGAAATATTTTACAGACATGGGATTCTCTCAGGTTTGTTGAGCAGTGAACGGTAGCGATATTTTCCGTTCAGCACCTGGCGGACGCCACGCGGCGACGTTGGACTGAGGGACACACAACAGGCCAGACAAAAAAAACGGGCCGTAGCCCGAAGGGGAGGATTAAACCGTGATAGTGAGGCTATCAATCAGGTGGATCGCCGATGCCGCATAGCTTTCACCGCCGACAACAATCTCTTCCGGGCTGTAAGGGTAGACCGTCAGCTCCTCGCCAAGGTAGCAGGCCGCGCCAACGTAGCACTCGCCCTGGCTGCTGAGACTGATATTCAGCTCCGTCAAATGGCGGCTTGCCGGTTTGGCATCGTTAATCAGCCGCTCCAGCTCCTGGTACGTCTCCTCGGTAATGCCGTTCTCCTGGACGCCAATCACCAGCCGGAAAGTGCCGGGTTCGGCGTTATCCTGCCACCACTCACGCAGCTCAATCAGGAAGCCGAGCGGCTCAACCACCCGGTGAATGGCGCTGCGCGTCCCTTTATGTTGATGGACGAAAAAGGAGGAGGCGATCACCTTACGTTTGGTCGCTTCCGGCCAGTTAAAATCCCAGCGGTCAACGGAGAGCGCCCAGGCGAGATAGGGCAGCAGCTCGGCCGGGCAGGTTAGCGGATCCCACAGCGTGCGCAGCGGCACCGGTACGCGTTCAATCTGCGCCGCCGCGTGTGCTGTCGCCACCTCAAGAACCGATGAGCCAACAGGCAACAGACGGTCGTCACTCATCGGTACCTCCGGTGGTAATTTTCCACGCCGTACACCAGGAGGCCTGGCTCTGATCGAGCACAATATCTTGCTGCGGTGCGTTCAACACCACCCGCTGCACGCCCTCAACGTGGAGCGCTGCGTAGATTGCCGACAGGCGAATATCGCGCCCCAGTCGGCGCTGGGCAGTGATATAGGCTTTCAGCTTCTGCTCAGCCGCCTGGCGAATCGGCTCCGATTCAGGCCCGGGGTAGAGAAAAAGCGTGGCATCAATCTGGTAGGGCACAATTTTAGCGCTCTGTACCGTCACGCGATCGCCGACCGGACGCACATCCTCCGCGTTAAGCGCTTTATCGATAATCGCCAGCAGTTCAGGGCTGGCGGTACCGTCGCCTTCGCGGGAGAGCACGGAGATGGTGACGCAGGCGGGGGACGGGCTGACGGCAGAGATATCCGCCACGCGACCATCGGCGCTGCGGCCGTGATACTCATACGCGCCCACCGGCCCGGCCACGCTTAGCCCTTCAAAAGCCTGCTGCGCGCGCAGGCGTAAATCGGTATCGGACTCCATTACCGCTGGCGTGGGCGGTATGGTGCTCTCATCAGCAGGGGCGATCACCAGCCGCGCGGTGTTACTGTTCGCCGCGATGGCATCGAGATCGCTGCGGGAAGCATACGCCAGCATCACCGCGCGGGCCGCTTCGTTGACGCGCTGGCGCCACATCACTTCGCGGTAAGCATTCTCTTCGAGAAACTTGGTCAGCGGTTCGGACTCCAGCGCCAGCGTACGGGCGATGGCCTCCTGCTGATCGGCGGGAAAGAGTGAAACAAGGGTCGTTTTGCGCTCATCCAGGATGCGCTCATAATCCAGCGCCTCGACGACATCGGGCGCGGGCAGTTGGCTCAGATCGATAATCGGCATGGTATCAACTCACAGGAAGGGTTAAAGAGAGGGACTCGCCGGTGCTGGCAAGCTGGCCGGTCAGATTGACCACCATCTTGCCGTCGAACTGACGTTCGGCCGTCACCGCGCTGAGGGTGATGCGCGGCTCCCATTGCAGCAGCGCCATATAGCAGGCCACCTGAATTTGCAGCGCCAGCGCCGGGGTTTGCGGCTGATCGAGCATATCGAACAGCAGCGAACCGTAATCGCGGCGCATCACGCGCGAGCCCACCGGCGTGCGCAGAATATCGCTGATACTCTGGCGGATATGGTCGACGTCGGTCAGGCTGCGCCCGCTGGTGCGATCGAGGCCGAAATAACGTGCTGTCATAAAGGTGCTCCTGTGGTGCCGCCGCTGTCGCCGGGGTGTTGGTGGCTATGCAGCACTTTGCCGTTCGAGGTGAGCGAGCCGCCGCTGTGCGTCATATTGCCGCTCATCGTGCCGCCTTTTTGCACCTCCAGCGTGGCGGTGATCAGCTTATTGGTGCAGACCACTTCCGGCGTATCGAGGGTGATGCGCGTCGAAGCTTTCACCAACACTTGTGGCACGCTGGCGGTAATCGACTCGGAGGCGGTGATATCGGCGGTTTTAATGCCGCTCACCTTCAGAGCGCTGGTCTGCGGTTCATATTCAAACACCGCGCCATCGGGAAAAGTGACGTGCCAGGCGTCCGCTGAGGCGGAGGGTGCCGGATGATCGTTGGCATAAATCCCCGGCATCACGAAGGCGGTCTCCAGCTCGCCGCCGACCGCAAGCAGTAACACCTGCTCTTCGACGGAGGGTGCCCACCAGCTGCGCGAACGCCCGGCGCGGTGGGTTAACCACTGTAGCCAGTCGGTCACCATACCGCCGGTCTGCACCCGGCAGCGCCCGGCTTTCAGGTCGACCTCAACGATAATTCCGGTGCGGATCATATTGCGAAGCTGGCGGGCCAGCTCGTGAAGCGAAAGTTGTCTGTTCATAAGCGAAATGATGCTATGCGTCCCCGGTTTTGAAAATTGAACAAGGCTGTCCGGCTTTTGGCACAACGCAGCCCGTGGCGTATGGCGCAGGCGATCACGCCTGCCAGCGGCTCACCAGCTCGCCGTTGATATAGAGCTCTTTCGGGCGGGTGACGAAGGCCGGCGGCAGCGGCTCCGGCAGCGTTTCGGCAATCAGCGCGCCGTTGAGCTCTTTCACCTGGGTGCGCTCGGTCAGCTGGAGCACCATCGTCACATCCTGGGTACCGTCGGCATTGGTCAGCAGCGTCCAGCTAAAGCCGCCTTTCTGCCCCGCTTCGACGGAGAGAATGTCGGGCTGGTTATCGCGCAGCCACGCCATTACCGGCACAAACAGCGTGTCGATATCGCCGCTGAAACCGGTGATGGTGACATTGAGGCTGAACTGTTTTTCAAACGATAAGGAGCTGGCGAGCGTGGCGATATTGCTGCCTTTATCGACCCACAGGCGCAGCATCGAGGGGGTATCGTGCAGCGCCGGGACGGCGTTAATCAGGGCGCTGCGCAGAGAGTTGGGTTTTAGCATTGATCTCATCCTGGCAATGTTTAAGGGTTTCAACTTGCAGCGCGCACTGCACCAGCGCGTGCTCAAGCTGGCGGATATCGGCGCTCAAATCGCCGTTAGTTTGCGGCGCGCTTGCCGGCATCGGGCAGAGACTGACCTGCGGGCAGCTGTTGTAAACAATGAGCGGCGGAGGGGCAGGCGGGGCGCTGGTGCACCCGGCGCACAGCATCAGGTAACTCAGTGCGATACCAGTGGCGAAAAGCCTCGTTCTCATTTAATAACCTCGCGATCGCGTTTTCTCGTTGCAGCGCCTGCGCGCTGGCGGCATCGAGCTGCTGGCGTAGCGTGACCTGCGCCTGCTGGTTCTTTGCCGCCAGTTCGGCAGTGGCGTTGAGGGCAGTTTTAAGGCGCGTCAGCGTGGCGTTCTGCTCCTGCGCCAGCTGCTGCGCGTTGGCTAAAGACGCACGCAGAGCGTGGTTTTGCTCAAACAACCACAGCCCGGTCAGCGTCGCCAGGAGCGCGGCCACTATCACCAGGCGGGTGCTCATTTCACCCCCCGGATGCACCAGTCGCGCTCGCGCTGGCGGCGGTTTTCCAGCCCGCGGTTGCGTACGCCATCGACATAGACCCAGCGCGGCAGCTGATCGCAGGCCTGTTTCCACGCCTTCTGGCGCAGGTGCCAGGCAAGCGTTGAGGCGCACGCCGCGCCGCTGCCGACGTTAAAGGTGAAACTGACTACCGCGTCATAGACCGGTTGCGGCATCTCCACCGGCACGCAGTGCGCCAGGCGGCGCTCAACGTTCAGCACGTCGGCAACCAGGTTGACGGCGGCCTCTTTTTCGCTGATATCGCGCGTGGGAATCACTTTCGCCGTGTGGCCAATCCCCGAGGTCCAGACTCCCGCGCTGCACTGATAGGGGCGCAGACGGCAGCCTTCGAGATCGGTAATCAGCGCCAGCCCCGCCTGTGAGGTGTGCAGCAGATGAAAATCGGGCAGCAGCAGCGCCAGCGCCAGCACGGCCGCCGCGCTACAGCGTTTAACGGGTAAGCCCATTGACCACCTCCTGGCTCACCGCACAGGATTTGAGGAACAGATAGCTTTTACGGTGGTAATACCAGTTCACGCCGACGGTCATGGCGACGCCGAGTGCGCCGAAGTAAGCCGCAAAGTCTTGTGGCGTCATGGCGCCAAAAAAGGTCAGGGCGACGCTAATCCAGTAGGCCAGCGACGAGCTGATTCTCTCGATACTTACGCCCATAGATTTACCGTCTCCTGCATGGTCTGCACCGCGACATCGGGCAGGGTGATGGCGGTGCCGTGCGGGAGAACCACCCCCAGCCCGGCAAGACCAGGATTGGCGGCCAGCACGCGTTCGACGACGCCCGCCGTTCGCCCGTAGTAGCGCAGACAGATCAGATCGAGGGTGTCGCCCTGTTGTGTTATCGCATTCATCGTTTTGCGTCTCTTACCATCCGGAAGGTTTTTTCCATGGTTAAGTTTCCGCAACAGAGAGGCTAAGGGCTATGGCCTGGTGCTGGCGCGTGGCTGGTACAACAACGGGGAGGAAAAAGCGACGCACCGGGCGAGGGGAACGCTAGCCGGTGCGTAAGAGTACGGTAAAGAGAGTGGCCGGAATGGCGTTCGGCGGGCTATTCGGCTTTGTAATAAATATCCTCATCATCGGGAGTAGTGTTCTCGCTCTCTGCCAGATCCGCGATCAGGCTTAAGGCCAGCTTCAGGTCGGAAGGCTTGCAGTTGGCGATAAGCGACACCTCGGCAATGAATTGCACGCATGCCCATTTGTGCTGAGTCTTATTTAGTCGTTCAAAGACCATGAATTCCTCTCATGAATTCTCTTACTGTATGTATATACAGTATCATAGGCTGGATATTTATGGGAAGCGAAGATTATTTTGTCTAATCACTATGTCGCTGATAAAAAAACAGTATTGTGAAGTGACAAATATTCTGACCATCTATTGCTTGCCAAAAAGTCATTATTCTTAATGATGTTGAGATCGGTTTTTAACCTCCCGTTTCGTTCACTGAGGATCCCTTCCCGCAGCCGGTGGGTGAGTTGCCGCCGCTGGTAATCTGTTAGCGGTTTACCCGGCTCGAAGGGCGTACAGTTATTGACAGAACTCCAAGCGGGCGCCGCCGCGCCCTGAAAAACCGCCGCCGCGCGCTTCGGCACGATGGTCCACTTCTTCAGGCGCGTCAGCACCGGCGAACCGCTACCGATTACCGTGTCATACACGCCGCGAATACGAACCGTCGGTTCGCCGTACTGGTTAAATTCACCCTCTGCTTCATACAGGGTGCGTACCTGCAGATCGTCACGGCGGACAAACGGGCCGCCCTGAGCATTGACGTAGCCGGCCCAGTCGCCGTTATCGGCGGCATCGTGGACATCGGCGAACTCCACGCTCAGCCCTTTGGCCGTGGCGCTGTCGGCCATTTTGCGTAATTCCCGGTAGACGGTGACCGGTGCGCCGCCGACAAACTGAAACTGGCGGATATGCCAGCGCGCCGCCCAGGCGGAGACCGCGCAGGCGCTCTCTTTCAGCGGTGCATCCGTTTCGTGGTCGGTTTCATTATCCAGCGCGTAGCCGTCAATATTCTTGGCGATATACTTCGCCACATACCCTGTCGCGCTCCCCTTTTGCGCATCGATCGCTTCGGCATGAAAACGCGCTTTTCGCGCCTTGTCGTTGCGTAACTCTTCACTATCTTGCTGGTGGGCAAAATCGCGCAGGATCTCGCGCACCTTCTCTCGGTCCTGCGGTTGCATAAACAGCAGCAGATGCCAGTGCGGGGTGCCATCGTGATGCGGCTCCGCAACGCGAATGCCGAAAATGCGCAGGCCGTCGCGGTGCAGCCTGGCGCGAATGCGCGCCCACAGGCGGGTGAAGTATCCCTGGGTTTGCGCCGGGCTGGCGCCGTTCCATTTCAGATTGCGATGCCCGGTATGGGAGGTGGCATGAAAGGCGGCAGGTGCGGTCAGCGTGTAAAACTCGCCGACGTAGCCAAGGGATTGACAGATAGTTTCGAAACCGCGAATGCGCGTCATCAGTTCGCAGCGGCGGATCGCCGGGTTGGCTATCGACCCATCATGCTTATCAATCAGGCTGATGCGGTTTCCCTCTTCATCCTCCAGCTCCATGCTTTTGAGAAATGCCCGGTGGCGGCGCTTCTGCTCGCGCCAGGTGGTGATGCAGTCCCGGCTGGCGTAGGGCTGCGTTTTCCGGCTCACCAGCCCTAGCGCGATGTGCAGATGTTCGCGCCACTGGGCGGCGGCGCGGCGAAGATGGCCACGCCACCACTGCTCGCTGAAAAGACGGATCACCGCCGGGGCGAGATCCTCCGCGCAGACGCGGTGTTGCGTCACGCGCTGCCAGTGCGGCGGGGTGACGTTAAATTGCAGGGCGATAAGACCAGCGTGGTGATACCAGCGGTGCAGGGTTTTCAGCTCTGTCTGCTCATCGGCATCAATATCCGCCAGCTCGCTACGGATAAAGTGGGCGATATCTTCCGCCAGCCGGTCGACGCTGGCCCGGTTGCAGTCCGCGAGCTGGTTATAGCGGTTAACCAAATCGACCAGCTGGCCAGCCAGCGCCTGCTGGAAAGCGGTATCAAAATGGCCATTGAAAACTGCCTTTGAGACGCGTGATTGCAAAAAATCGATCTGGTAGCGGGCATTCACTGCCTTCAGGCGTGGCAGGGTTTGCCTGGCGAATCGCAGCAGAAAGGCGTGCGCCCGCGCCGCGCCATGCGCCTTTTCCAGCTCTTGCTCTGTGCGGCTGATGGAGAGGCGCACGCAGGCGGGCTGAAGGGCCAGTGCATGACGCGCCTGCAGCACCGCCGCAATATGCTGATTGCGGCGGTGCTGTTCGGCGTGGGTCAGGTAGGGGCTGGCGATAGCGCTGCGCGGCGCGTTCCAGGGGTAAGCCAGGCTGACAGCCACTTATGTTCTCCTGAAGTGCTTATCTTTCAGTTCGGCGATCTGCTGGCAGCTGACGCAGCAGGTCACGCCCGGCAGCGCCATGCGACGCGCCTCGGGGATCGGCATGTCGCAGCATTCGCAGGTTAAGCGGGAGGGGAGGAGTAAACGGCGGCGGGCGTGCAGGATATGCCGCTCGCGCTCCTCCATTTCGCGTTGTTGAACGCCATCCATTTCATCGGCCATCAGTGCAGCTCCAGCGCCTGGTTATCAATATGGGTCGCCTCCTGGCGCAGCAGCTCAGCAGCGTCGCTCCAGTCGAGGCGCTGGGAGGCAATAAAGCTCGCCAGCGTAGCAAGGCGGGCAGAAACGGCACCGGCGCAGCGCAGGCGTTCGTTATTGCGGGCTTCAGCCAGCAGCAGCGTGACTTCATCGCCGCTGCGGGCGGGGGAGTGAATCGCGGTCTTTCTCATGGTAATTCTCCTGCATTTGGGCAAAGGGATGCCCGACGGGTTGACGTCCTGGGTTGAAAGTTGGGGTTAAAGCGGCATGGTTAGCCGTTTCGGAAACAGGCTGACAACGACGCGAAAGTGGTTCATGGCAGCGATCAGCGCGCGCTTCTCCTCGAGGGTGAGCTGCTGCGGGTCGAGCGCCTGGCGGGCAGTGGGTACGCGGGCGAGAAAGAAGATCGCCGCCAGCGCCCGGGCATTTGCCTCATACTGCTCGTCGCGTCTGTCGCGCATATCGTCGATAAAGCGCGCCACCTCGCTCCAGCTGTCGCCCCAGTGGCGGCCGCGTAGCTCGCTGATGTGGTTTAACCCGGTAAGCCGCTCGCCGGCACTCAGCGGTGCGCTGGCGGCAGGTGAGGTGATCGCCATAGATCCTCCTGCGTGAGCGTGAACTCGCAAATGCAAAATTAACCGAATGAGGTGGCGGAGCGCCGGTCGATGTAACGGCAGTCGATAGCCTGCTGCGTTAATTTATCGCGCCAGGCTTTGACGTTAATCAGCGTGCGGCTGCGTTTACCGGCGTCGGTATGCTCGCGGGTTGGCGCTTTGAGCAGCACCCCCTCATCGAGCCACTGCCACACCAGACGCTCGCTGATACCGCGCATTGCGGCGAAATCCTTTACCGTCATCGCATCGGACATCGCCGAGCGGATCAGGGTTTGCAGCGCCGGCAGCAGGGCGGACATCAGCTCATCCATCTGCCCATGTGAAAAGGTGCTGAATTGCATTTGAGAGCCGGATAACGGATGCGACGGCATTGATTTTGCATCTGACATATCGCATTATCTCCTGTTGTTTGAAATGTAGTGCACTGCTGTGCATTTTGGTCGATGAACAGCAATATAAATCGCAAATGCGATTGTGTAAATCACTTTTTCGATGTTGGTGTCCATGAGTGAAAACAAGATGAGTGTTCAGGATGTGGTGGATCGCATTGCAGCGTCCTACTCCGTATCCAGTCAGAAAGCGCTTGCCGAGGCGCTGGATGTGCCGGCGAACAATATCAGCAGCTGGATCCAGCGGGAAAGCGTGCCCTATAAAGCGGTGGTCAAATGTGCGCTCGATACCGGCGCGGATCTGCACTGGCTGGTGAATGGTGAGTTTGCAAATGCGAATCTGGTTGAGAAGCCGCAGGTAAAAGGCAAGGCATTGTATGAGGAGATCCTCTCGGCGGGCGGACGCCCGGTGCTGCGTCGCATTCTTGATGCCTATGGCTTCCAGATGCAAAAAGATCTGGGCGATTTGCTCGATATCTCTTCAGGCACCATCAGCACCTGGGTGCGCCGCGACTTCTTCCCCGGTGATGTGGTCGTCACCTGCGCGCTGGATACCGGCGTCTCCCTGAAGTGGCTGGCAACCGGGCAGGGAGAGATGTACCCGGCACCGGCTGCTGCGCAGAACGATGCTGTTATTACCATTCCGAAATTCCGCCATGAGTCTGGCGAGCTGAAAGAGGCGGGCGTCTGGGTATTGGATCCGTCGCTGGCACCTGCCGCTACCGATAGCCTGCGCTTTATTGACGGGCTGCATGCCGGCTGGCTGGTGGATACCGCTGCGCAGAAGATTGGCAACGGGCGCTGGGTGATTGGCATTGATGACGCGCTGGATGTCTTTGATGTCGTGCGCTTGCCCGGTGGCAAAGTGCGCCTGAGCAATAACGCGGTCGATTTTGAGTGTGGCGTAGCGGAGATCGCGCCGTTCGGCGTGGTGCTCTTTACGCTGGAAAAGCATGTGTAAGCGGCAATGACGGTCAGCAAACAGAAGAGCGGAAAGTGGCTCTGCGAAGTCTATCCCCAGGGGCGTGACGGGCGGCGCATCCGCAAACAGTTCGCCACTAAAGGCGAAGCGGAAGCCTTTGAGACGTGGGCGAAGCGGGAAGCGGAGGAGAAACCCTGGCTCGGCGAGAAGGCCGACCGCCGCCGCTTAAGCGAGCTGATTGCGCTGTGGTACAAGCTGCACGGTCAGTCGCTGGCGGCGAGCAAATCGCGGCTGGCGAAGCTGGAGATTGTCTGCCGCGGGCTGGGCGATCCCATCGCCGCGCAGCTGACGGCGAAAGCCTGGGCGCATTACCGTGATAAGCGCCTGAGCGGTGAGATCGACAATGGCTATACGCCGGACCCGGCAAAGTGGAAAGTGAAGCCCATCACCGTCAATCGCGAGCAGCACTATCTCAGCGCGGTGTTTAACGAGCTTACGCGGCTGGGTGAGTGGTCGCTGCCCAATCCGCTGGAGAGCGTGCGTCCGTTTCGCGAAAAAGAGCGCGAGATGAGCTGGCTGACGCAGGCGCAGATCGCCGAACTGCTGGCGGCCTGTGTCCGTTTCGGCAATGTCGATTTAACGCGGGTGGTGAAAATTTGTCTCGCCACCGGCGCGCGCTGGCGCGAAGCTGAATCCCTCACCCGCACGCAGCTGTCACCCAATAAGCTCACCTTTGTTAAAACCAAAGGCGGCAGGAACCGCACCGTGCCGATCCCGCAGTGGCTGTTCGACGAGTTGGCTCCGCTCGAGGGGGCGCTGTTTCAGCCCTGTTATCCCGACTTTACCCGCATGCTGGCCACCACCTCTCTTGCCCTTGCCGAGGGGCAGAAAACCCACGTTCTGCGCCACACCTTCGCCTCGCACTTTATGATGAATGGCGGCAATATCCTCGTGCTGCAACGCATCCTTGGCCATGCCAATATTCGTGAAACCATGCGTTATGCCCATTTCGCTCCCGATCACCTCGAAGAGGCGGTGACGCTCAACCCGCTGGCGGCGTTTAATGGCGGCAATGTGGCGGCAGAAGATGCATAA